AAATTCTAAAACACCACCAACTCTTACGGATCCTTGTGTTGAAGTTTCGTCTGCAAAATATAAAGGATCAGCAAGTTTATCACTTGCAATTGAACCTGCTAACATAGTATTTGTTATACCTAATGCCTTAACTCTTAATGCGTCACCTGAAACTTCAACTGAAGCATTATCAACTTCTACATCTATTGTATTGCCGTCTTTTGATAAAGCGGCACCTGCAGTAATTTGACCTGCACCAGAAAATTGTGCTACATCTAAATCAGTTGTTCCAAATGTTGGAGCTCCTGTATGTGTAAATGTGTATCCATTGTTTTCACCAACAGTACCTTCTTCTACAAATACGAATGCACCACCACTTAATTCAGATGGTTGGTCTTCTGGAGTTGCTCTTGTTAATACAAAATCAGTTGATCCATCACCAACAGTTGTAACTACATAAATTCCATTTTCGGTTGCGTCTGTTTGGTCTTTAACTAAAACTCTATCGTTAACACTTAATGCTATATCGTCAATTGATATTGCACCGTTAATATTTGCTGTTAATGTTGCACCTACACCTAATGTTCCATTATTATAAGTTGCTGATAAATCAGCAGTTGTTCCAACTCTACAAGATGGTTTAGTATCTAAACCTTGAGCAACTTGGTCAACATATGCTTTATTTGCAAGAGATTGAGTTTGAAATCCTGCTCTATCTTCATATCCACTAGGAACAATTATTGAACCTGTTCCGTGTGGTGAGATATTAATATTTTTATTTGCGGATGTAGTTGTAAATGATTGACCATCAATTGTAATGTCATCAATTATTAAAGAAGTTAATCCAGCTAAATCTGTTTCTGTAGCACCTAAAGTTAAAGTAGAGGATCCTAATGTTGTTTGAGGATTTGCTAAATTTCCGTTTGCAATAGCGGCAGTACCAGATAAATTTGAATCTGTTAATCCTGTTGCATTTATAGTTACCGTATTATCAGTAACTACTGCTTGCATACCAGAACCACCAGCAAATGTTAATGTTTCACTTGTATTATAAGTGTCTGTTCCAGTATCACCTGCTAAATCTAAAGCTTGGTCAACAACTGCAAATGCTAAATTACCAGAACCGTCAGTTTTTATAAATTCACCAGCAGAACCATCACCATCAGGTAATGTAAATGTAGTTGTAGAAGTTACACTATTTGGTGCTTTAAGTCCAATATGTCCTGCACCATTATTTGTGCCTTCATTAAATTTTATTGTTCCACCTACTGAAGTATCACTACCTAAAATTAATTCATCTATTGCTTTATTTGAATCAGCAATTAATGCTCCACTTGCTGTTAATATTCCAGGAACGTGATCCAACATATCGGCAAAATATTGTCCACCGATAACTGTTATATTATTTGCGTCACCATTACCATCTACACCACCTTCACCAATGAATAATCTATCTCCTAGATTACCTTGGGTTCCTGTTCCATAAGTTAAAGCTAATTCACCTAATTTTAATGTTGCTGGTGCCGAAGTCGCATTACTTCTTTTTATCTGTATTACTGTTGCCATATGCTATTTAAAAACTCCCACAGTTAAATAATAGTGTTCCAGTTGTAGTAACTACTTCCGTTCTAGTTACAAATTTACCATCACTTGACCTGTATTGAATCATTGCGCCATCATCTAAATTTGTTGTGTCAACATCACCAAGGCGGGATAATCTTAATTCTGAATTTTGAACAGCTACAGTTGATGGTATGGTTACTGAAACTTTTTGTGGACCAGATTGTGTATCTACGTTAATTTTTGCTGTAATATCAGGCATTACTTCTCTCCCTTTATTTATATATTTATAACAAAAATGAGTTTGATTATAACGTTACTTGCGCTCGGACTGTAATTATTCCTTCAATAACTCTAGTAACAGTAGCACCAGATGTAATTTCAAGGTCATAGACATATCTCTCAGCGTCTAAAGCGGATGTTTCAGTTGCTGTTANTGAGAGAGTAACTACTCCTGTGGTAGCGTCTGTCGCTATTGAAGTAGTCATATTTGTTCTTGTTTTAGTGGACGCAAAGCCTTTAGCCAACTTAGCAACTGCCGTATAACCTGTAAGGTTAAAAGCATTGCCTTGAGCGTCTTTCACAGTTACGTCTGAAGTGAAAGTTGCCCCTTGGTCTATAGTTAAATTTGCTATTGCGGCCATCTATTTTTTATCTGTAATTTTGTTTGTTTCTGGTACTTCTTTTTTAATCAACCCTATAATCTTCTCGTTATAAAATTTAGTTAAAACATCTATTTTCTCAATTTCAATAGTATGTCTAGTCTTGCTTACTTGTATCTCTTGTCTTACTGCTAGATAATTCTGTAATTCAGGACTAAGCGTTTTCTCATCATACTGCTTTCCATCAATTGTTATAGCCATAGTTTATCTCCATTTCAGTTTTCTATAGTTATATTTATACGATATAAATATAAGAGTATAAATAATTAAAGGAGATATTATGGCAATAACAGTAACTTTAACACAAACTAGACCTAACACAAGCGTTAATTTTTACAATGCTTCAACTAATTTTAAAGCATTAAAGAAAGAAATGATAGACGCTGGAACCCTAGTAGATAGTGGTGGAAGTAATGATGAAACTGATTTAATAAGAACTTGGACTTTAACATTTACAAATGCAGCCGCTCAAATAGCATTTGAAAATGACAATAGAACACAATCTTATGTGGATGCTAGAGGAACATATAACCGAATTAGTGGTATAACAGAAATAATTGAATAATATATTATGGCTGTAACAATAACTTTAACGCAAGAAAGACCTAACACTAGTATTCCTTTTTACAATGCTTCAAACGAATTTAAAGCTTTAAAGCAAGAAATGGTAGACGCTGGAACTCTAATAGATTCTGGTGGTAGTAATGATAAAACTGATTTAGTAAGAACTTGGAGTTTAATATTTTTTGATTGGGAATCTCGTATAGCATTTGAAAATGATAATAGAACACAATCTTATGTGGATGCTAGAGCAACATATAATCTAACTAATGGTATAATAGAAGAAGTTGAATTCCCAGACTAATATATTATTTTTATTATGCTTCCAAATGACATAACCCAATATCAAGTTTTTAATAAACACACCTATTTACCTTATAAAGAACAACTAGATTTGTTATTAGATAAGTTTAGCAAATCAAATGACAAATTAAGTATTAACTATAGTCCTGACAGAATAAAATTTGACAGTTTAGATGATATTACTTTAATTGTCTATAAAGATAATATTGTATCTTTCGCTTCAGTATTAAGTAGACCTATTTGGCCTAAAAATATTAGTAGAATATTTAATCGTATATTAAGAAATAAAAAATTTGATTGGGTCAATCCAACATTTGGTATCATATCAAAATTAACACACGACCACCAAATAAAATATTGTAAAAGTATAGGTAAAGATTATGTCTTTCTATCTATTGAAGGTAAAAAAAGAAAATATTTACAAAGATGGACTAAACAAGCAAACGAATACAGTCCAGGGTGGTCTTTATGTGATGATAAAAAATGGGTTGAAACTGGTCCTCCGGAATGTTGTTTACAACATATCTCGTATAAAAAAATATCAGATACTAACGAACCTTTTCCTCTATAAAAGGTAAAAATATTGTACTAGGATCAAACTCTCCCTTTTCAGCAAAATCATATAGTCTAGTATTATTATGGTGATTATTATGTAATGCTTGTCCCCAAGTTAACCACGTAAGTATAGGTATATTCATTGACTTATCTTTTGTGTCAAATGTTCTATAACCAAATTTACCTAAATGACAAACTGAATTAACAATTGCTTCTTGATGAAATGAAAATGCCGCTGGTATCAACCAAAACCATAACATAAATTCTATATTAATTAAACTCAATACTATAAAAGTTGCCCAAACAATATAAGTGTATTTACGATTTAACCATAAATGAAATTTATCTTTTCTTATATCAGGAATAACTCTAGTATTAATCTTACCTAATTTTCTATTGTGTAACCACCCAATATAAGAGTGAAAGAAACCATCTTTAGGACTATGTGGGTCTCCATCTTTGTCAGCGTGTGGGTGATGTTTACCTCTATGCGTTGCCGCCCACCACAAAGGACTACCTTGCACACATAAGCAAGATAAAAATAATAATGGTTTTTTTAACCATTTTTTTAATCTAATAGATTTATGACTTACAACTCTATGTAAAATAACAGCAGAACCTAATCCACAAAAAACTATCCAACCCAATAACAAATACAACCAATTAGGTGATGTAAAAATAATACCTAATAAAGCTAATATCTGAACTGGCCAAAATACAAACCACAAATTGATTTCACTTTTACTCATTAATATCCTCCATCGTTTTCTTTGATATGTTCTAAAAAAGGAGCAACTTCAAAATTTTGAGTTAATCTACCACGTCTGGTATTTGTTTCATCATTAAATCCTTTATCAACACCCTCCCAATTAGTTATATTTATTCTAAATTTTCCGTGTTTTACCGTCCAGGCATACTGATTATCTTCAAGTAATTTTGGATTCGGATTTATACCAAACTTATCTGATATCAACTGTTTTAATTCATCAAACTTATAATTCTCATCCTTTTCAACCATATAACGTCCTACTTGTCCAACGTTTCTAAACTCAAAAGATGTCCCTGCTCGCCAAGTATTATTATCTTTATACGCAATCATTTTATCTATAATATGTTCGTTCAAATTTTTAATAACAATACAACCAATAGACAACCGTAATTTTAAAGATAAACAATTTGCTAATGCATCCATTTTCTTCTTAGCACATTTTAATCTATCAGTTATTTCATATACTTTATCATCATCAAAACCAGTCATACTTAAATATACAGTTTTCAATCCAGCGTCTTTTAATTCTTTTAAATAATGATAATGGGCAATTCTTAATCCATTAGTTGCAATAGTTGTTCTATGACCAAGTGATGTTGCCTCTTTTATAATCTTTGCTAAATCTTTATGTAATGTGGGTTCACCCCCAATAAATCTAAATTCAGTTTTAACTTTAAATCTTTTTATAAAGTCAATAACTTTATCTGTATTCAAATCTGGATAATGTCTAAAAGGTAAATAACAATTAGCACACTCCATATTACATCTATGTACTATATCACAATAGACTGATTTAAATTTGCTGTCTTCTGGTTTCATCTATCAATTGTCCCTTGTAATACATATCTTTAATTAAATTATAATCATCATATTTCTCTTTAAAAGAAATACTTAATACCACTCTATCTCTATCTGATCCATTTATAACTCCGTGTATTGCATTCGTATTCAAACAAAAAGCTTTATCAGACACAAAGGTTTCAATTAATTTTGGATTACTATATCTTTTAGCACTAGTTTGCTTTTCTTCACCTTCTACTTGTACAACAATTTCTTCCTCTTCTTTACTTTCAAAAAAAGTTATCTTATCATTTTTATCTGTTATAACTGGTATATTAATTGCAACTTTTCTTTTATCTGTATGTGGTGGTATTATACCTTTAGTATAAGTTTTAAAAAATTTAACATTGTCTATCAACTCTTTATAATTTTTAAGTTGATTAATATGTTCTAATACATCTTCTTTAGAAACATATTTTGTATGTAAGCTATCCTTTGGACTATCTTTACCATACGTTGCCCAAACATTTTTATTATTTAAATAAGTTTGTTTTAATTTTTCAGAATCAAATTTAAATTCTGGTATCTCAAAAGCATTAAGCATATCGTGTACTCGTCATAACTTTCTCTACAGATTCAGGTGTACACTCTATATTCATTACTAACATTACAGATTTATCACTATAAGAAAATACAGCGTGTTCTTTATTAGTATTTAAAAAATATGCCGTTCCGTGTTTAAAATTCATTATCTTATTATCGTATATAAAGTATAACTGACCTGGATTGCAATGTGTTATTGGTACTAATATTCTAAAACTTTTTTGTAGTTTTGTTGTTCTTTGGTCTCTATGTAAAGGAAAAAAACCACCTCTTCTAAAATTTAAAAAATGTGTTCTACATAACCAAGGGTCAAAAGGTTCACATAATTTTCTTGTTTCTTCACTTGCATAATAGACATCTGTTTTAGTTTTAAAATTCTCTTCACCATACTTTGTATTATTTTCTTTATTATATTCCCATAAAGAATCTAAATCAATACCATTTCGTTTACCATCTAAACTTGTTATACTTAATCCATATCTATTAATTTTCTTTCTAGGATTGTATTGTAACCATTCAAAATCTTTTATCTCTTTTAATAGCTTTCTTGTATCACACTCAAATTTTAATTCTATGCAATCTCCAAATGTTAATAATTGATGATATTCTATCATTGTATTCCTATCTTTGAATAATCAAATGCTATTCTATGTAGTATTCTTTTCTCCATATCTTTAAATTCCCAACGTTTGTGAATAGTTAACCATTGTTCACTTATAACAATATCACCATCTTCCCAATAGTGGTCATATCTAAATCTATCTTGTAAAACGTGTTCTTTTAATTCTTCATATACATCTTTTTCTATACCACCAAATATCTGATTAAATGGAAAATATAAACCAGTCTTCCCAGCAGCATTTGTATATACTAAATCAAAAGGTTTATCTATTGAGTGGTGCTCTTTAAAAAAAGTAGATGTAGTATAACCACCTTTTTTATAACCTAATGTCAATTTAACATCTCTTATTTTTTCTTTTAAAGATGTAGGTAAACTTTCATAACTTGCTACATTATCTATCCAACTTGTCATACTCCCTTTTGAAAATTCTTTAGCATATAACCAAATTAAAGGCATTCTATTTTCATTACTTGCTTGGTTGGCGTGCCAATCTAACGCACTTGTATGACCAAATAAACCTTCTTCACCGTGTTTATTTTTTTGACCTGTAACTCTTAATATACCATCTGATAAATGTATATGTTTGGTTCGGTCACTAGTATATTTTTGATACTCTCCTATTTTAGAACAAACATCTAATTCATCTTGTTCAGATAATTTTTGATTTCTTATAACAACAACTAAATCAGATAAAATTGCTTTACCAATTTCTTTAATTTGGTCTTCACTTGCTTCTTTTAAATCTATATTAAAACTTATCATTTTGTTATCCCATTTGGTATATAATATGACATCTGGCGCCAGTTATCATATTTTTTATAATTTTTTGGTCCATATGGAGAGAAATAAGGCGTCCACCAACCAGTCCAACCCCTTTCCATTAAATGGTGCATTTGACCTAGTGTACATATACTATAATTTTTATCTGGTTCTTCTACTTTAATTTTTGGACAAACTTTATCATAGGTTTCATATTCTATTTCACGATAATAAAACTCATCACTTCCTTTATTATATTTCTTTAAATAATATTTATCGTTATCTTTAAACTTATTCCATATATGTGATACATCACCTGTCCAAGATACAATGGATGAATTTAAAGGTGTATGAGCTGGTTCTCTCCACCAAGTATCATCTAATAATGTAAAATTCTTTCTAATTAAGTTTGGTAATTTATTATATATAACTACATCTAAATCAAAGTATAAGTTTTCTCCGTCCCTAAACTTATCATACATTTGGAGTTTGTTATACCAATTACCATATAAGTCATTTTCAATAACTTCAAAACTATCATACTTTAGACCAGAATAGGAATCTATCATATGTTTTAAATTTTTAACGTGCCAATTAGTAAATCTTTTACCAGTCCTTACACAAATTATTCTCATTGAAATGCCCACGCTCTTTCATTACACCAAAAACATTTACCACAAGGATTTGGAAAATTTTCATTACCATCAGAAGGTCCCCACGCACACGATTTAGTTAAAGGAAATAAATCTTTTATAAGATTGTGTTCTTTATATACACCTGATACAAATTTTTTATTTGTAAATATATATGGTGTATATGTAATACAATTATTATAACCTTTATCAAATACATCTAAACTTTCAAAGTCACCTGGATCACGTTTTCTTTCTGCAACGTCATAAAATCCACGTTCTTTCATAACTTCAATAGGTGGATTACAAGACATACCTGTTGCAACTACTGTATTATATTTTTTTGCCATTAATTCACGTATTGCTCTACATTGCAATGCTTTTGAACAACCTCTTACATTTCTCCAGAAAGTTGTAAGTTTACCATTTACCATTATTTGATTACGAGGATTGACCATTTCTTTTTCTGCCTTTTCTATCCATACTGGATCGCCTGTCCTAACATCAAATAATTCTAATTCTTTTATATTAGAGAATCTACCTTGTAAATATTTGTGTACACTAATAGCTCGTTCCGTATCAATAAGACCATCACCATCTTTACAGTTAAAAGGGTGTATCTCCGTTTGTGGAAAGTATGTTGCAATAAGAAATGCTAAAGAGGCTGAATCGCAACCACCAGATAGTGATAAAACTACCTTGTTGGGTGCTCCTGTAGGAAAATGTTTTTTATCAAATAAATCTACTGTTTGATTTGAATATGTTATTTTCATTGTTTTGCCTTTTCATAATACGGTTTTAATTCAGGATGTAATTCAAATAAATTGTGACCGTGTGCTTTATCTAATGCTTGACAATATTCAATTGTTTTAACAAACGCTTCAACATCTTGTTCTTTCTCTAATGCTCGTACAATATTTGGAAAGTTTTTATACTTCGGAATAAGTTCTTGTTTTATTTCATATGGTAAATTTTTAACTTGTAGAATTTTTGGATATTCTATTATATAAGATGTATGAGGTATTCCTTTTTCTTTTAAATAGTCTATCAACTTATAATTTTGTAATACACTTAAAAAAGAAATAACAGAATGGACATTAACTCTGGAGTTTTTTCTTTCCTTCATCACCATTAAATTATTAATAAGAGCAGGCCAGTCTGATTTTTTTCTAATATAATCATTGTATTTTCCATAACTATCAATTGATACTTTCATTATAAATTCTTTAAAGAAGTTAAAATAATTTCTAAAATTGTAACCTTCCATATTAAATACAGATAGATTTGTTTTATATATTAAGTCTATGCCTTTTGAGTATCCAGTTAGTACTAATTTATCAAGAAGTTTATAATGATTTTTCATAACTAATGGTTCGCCTCCAATAAGTTTAATTGACCTAGTATATTTTGCTACAGAAGCAACATCATCAAGATACTTTTCTCCATCGTGTTTCTGCGTATTCATCCTCTCACCATCTTTAGGATCCAAATCAGGATCATAAACTTTGCCTATTCTTTTTAATGATAGAGTTCTTGTATTAGCACTTCTTGGTGTACACATATAACAATCAAGGTTACACGCATTACCAAACATTTTCATTTTTATATCCAATAGTCTTTCACCTAATCCAATTTTATGTTCTTCTTTAAACTTTTGTACAACTCTTAATAATTCAGGTACTTTACTATCAAATGTTCCAGCAAGGACTTGTTCAACATATTTCATTCTATCAGACCGACCATACTTCTTTTCTTGCAAACGGCAACCTGTACAATGAACATCTAAATATTCTGGATCATAATCCTCTCTTGTCATTTGGTCTCTTAATTTATTTTGATAATCGGATGTATACCACTCTTCAATAGTAGTATCTTCCATATTATGACCAGTATGCCCTAGAGCGTCATAACAAGGTGCATATCTACCACTTAAACTTGAAAAAATATGAGTAAATGGTAAAGGACAAAACCATAATTTTTTATCTTTAAGTTGTTTTTCAAATTTTTCTTTTTGTTCGTTATTCACGCCAATTCTCCTTTATGAAAGACTCATTATGTTCGTGTATTGTTTTACCTGGACCAGTAAAATGTACCACTTTAATATATTTATGAACATCACCTAATATCATATAATCAGTCTTAAATTTGTCACGATAAATTTTGTTTAGTGTGACATTTTCCTTAAAATCGGATGAGTATTTACATATCCATTCCTCTGGTGTTTTAGTTAATTTTGTTTTATTGTCTTTTATTTTCCAATTAACATAGTTTTGTTCACCATAATATTTTGTATGAACATCACCAACATTATAATAATGTGTCTGCCAATAGTCTGGATTTTTAGCAAATTCATCCCATATATATTTTAAACTACCAGATTTAAANTTATAAAATCCACCATTTGATTCTAAAATTGACTTCCACCATATACCATANGTAACTAATTCATTATCTTGTACAGGATATCCTATTAGTTCATCTACATTACCTGTAATAACTTGGTCTATATCCATAACTATAATATCATCACCAGGCTTTTGATATGCAAAATATGGACTAAAGAATTTTAGTTTGTGCCAATGTATTTTAATCTTATCGTGGTGGTTATAAGGTAATATAACATCTGCCTCAACGTCTGTATCACTTAAACATATAAACTCAAAAGGTATAGATGAATTTCTTTTTAAACTTCTATATAATTTTGATACATAGTCTGGTGTATAAAAACCTTTAAAATATACTGTACATATTTTAAGCATTATACCTCCATACAATATCAAAGTCTTTACAAACACAATGTACTATTTTTGTTTCTTT